TGGTAATTATCTACCTTTAAGGTCGGGTCCCGACCTGTGTTGTTTGATAGCCTCTATGGCCTCAAGTATACTTGTAAATAATTTTTTCATTTTAGTACCTATTTTGAGTTATAAGAAAATGATAATCACGGGTGAAGCGCTCAATGTCGCCCTCATTTTGAGGATTTCTACTGGTGATATATGATTCTAAATTGGTTCCATAATCACCACTTATACGTTTAAGTAAAGAGGTAATTAGTTGAATCATTTTTCTACCGTTTCCTTTATAGAAATTTTCTTAATGGCGTCTTGTGCTTTGACCATGTTTTCTAGCCAAATTTTCAACATACCATTCATCAATTCCGCATCTTTAATTTCTACTTTGTCTGCGAGAGTGAAGGTACGTTCAAATGCACGGTTGGCAATGCCTTTGTACAAATATTCTTCTTCATCTGCGTCTTTTGTTGCAGCTTTAATTACGAGTTTGTTTCCTTCCAAAGTCATCTCAATGTCAGACTTAGCAAAACCAGCAACTGCCATTTCAATGACATACTTGTTTTCTTTTACCTGTTTGATGTTGTATGGAGGATAAGATACGGCTTTAGATGCAGCCGCTGCAGCTTCACGCATGAGGTCCATTGTGTCATTGAAACCTACAGTGAAGGGTTGGATTTTACCAAAGTCAGAACCGAAAAAATCTTTCATAAGATTTGTCATATGTTTCTCCTAAAAGCGAGATTAAAAAATTGATACCCCGAAGGCGTATCGGTTAGGTACTGGTTACGTTATCCAGTGACAGTGCGTCTGTCCGTTTTAATACGCTCCTAAGGTAGGTGGAGCACCTTTTTCCCATCCCGAATGGGACCATCATATCAGTATTTATACTAGTTGTCAAGAACCGTTCGGTTTTTTACCAATGTTATACTTTGGTGTAAGTTGCCAATCATTCTTTTCTTTATGTGACAATATTTTAATCTGTGACAGAAAGATAGGTGTGGGCACCTCGGTTTGTTTTTTATTGACAATCTTTACCAGACCCCAATCTTCCAATAGGTTTGCAATTGCATTTCTGCGAGATAGGTCGTTCTCAGAAATGTCGGTTGGTTTGCCATCTAAGGCAAATAGTTCTTTGAAATGTACCACATAGTATTGACCACGTTTGTGGAGTATGTGGCAAGATTGGTACAATGTTTGGTCTTTCTTGGAGGCGACACCAATTCGGGTCAGTGTCTCACGTACTTTTAGAAAATCATCTTTATCATCCAATGTCACTTCAACTAAGTCTTTAATGTCTATCATTATTCTTCACTCCGCCTGTATCTATTTTTGTTTTTATATCAGCGATTTGTTCATCGGTGAGGATACGTAGGGCTTCTTTAGCCTTGGAGTTTGAATACCCAAAATAGGTTTTCACACATTCAATATCCTTCTCAGAATCGGCCTTTTGCCACGGAACAAACTTCCGTTTCATAGGCCTGATACTATTTAGAAGATACTGGTATTGCATGTCTTTATCAATTCCAGGCCACAAGTTCATGTCGTTGGCATACAAGACACAATCTAAGTGGTTGGATAAAGACCTATTGATTAGGAAAGGTGCATAATCTTTGAAGTCCAATTCACCATCCGGCACCTTCTTTCTCAGGATAAAATCGGCATAATCGAACGGACTCATTTGAATTCACATTCGACCATTAATTCTGTGAGACAGGCAATCAAATTGATTTCATGGTCTGCAACAAAGGCTGATTGATATTGATACTTGGCCAAAATCAGAACCATTTGCGGTACAGAGTTTGGTTTCAACTTCTCATACAGACCATCATAGATGTTTCTAAAGATTCTGGTGATATCATTATCAAGGTTGTTTGTCACCCATTTTCGACAGGAAGCGAAGTCCTTGTTCATAATAGAAGACACTAGTTCATTCATTTGAACATCAGAAACCGAGGCCAAGATGCCTTTGTCGATTGTGCCACTAACACTATAACGTTGTAGTTCGTTCAGAACACGGCGGTTGTCAGGGAAATGTTTGGTGATAACAGCAGCAACCACTTGCTTGTCGTATGTGATACCTTCTTGTTCTAAAATCCATTCGACACGTTTGAAGAATCCTGCAGCCATCTTCTGTTTACTACCATTGATTTTAAAGTCAACAACAGCACACCGTGAATGAATAGGGTCAATGATTCTGTTCTTGAAGTTACATGTAAAAATGAACGAACAGTTGGATGAGAACTCCTCGATTGCACCACGCATCGCAGGTTGAGTTGAATTTGGATTTAGATAGTCCGCTTCGTCAATGATAACGACCTTGCGGCCGCCTGATAGGGACATAGATGATGCATAGTTCTTGATTTTGTTCCGTAGAACATCAATACCCGATTCGTCTGAACCGTTAATCATAATGTAATCACAACCAACTTCTTCACAGAGAGCCTTTGCGATTGTGGTTTTACCGACACCAGCAGAACCTGCCAACAAAAGATTGGGAATCTCTTTGCGGTTTACATAGTCTTGGAAAGTAGACTTGATACCATCAGGAAGAATACAATCTTCGATAGTCTTAGGGCGATACTTCTCCACCCATAAAATATGTTGTGACATTCAAATACTCCATAATATAATTAAATTTCATCGTGCCATTTAAAGCCAAGAAGATACTTGGCCATAAACCTGATGACGGCATTTGGTTTTGTGGGTCTATACACAAACATAGAGTCTGTGATTTCCCATTTACCAACATTTTTCACAGAAGGTTTTATAACAAAAGAAGTCATTGATGATGATATGGTTGCACCTGTTGACCACATTGTTGCACCTGTACCACCAGAATCAACAGTCAGTAATGTACTGTTATTCCATTGTCTCTTGCGCCACTCAGAAATCCATTCTTCGGTTGGAGTGAAATCCAAATCTAACGGAATTTGTTCCGTTAGTGGATAGAAGAATGGTATTTCAATTTGTGTCATTTGGGAATGGCCAGTTCAATTCACTTTGAATTTCTTCAATACGATTTTCTAATACACCAATTGCTGTATTGTAATGGCCTGTTCCTTCTTCATTTGGGTTGAACCGAGTTTTTAATACTTGAACTTCTTTCTTCAATACAGCAATATATTCATCTCTATCAAACCATGTTCGTATTTCACCCATCATTTCACCTCATTCATACTTTCAAATAGTGCTTCAAACTCTTTTGATTCAGCAACTTCAGTTTGAAAAGAGTTTTTGAATTGTGTTTTTGCCATGCGTTTGATAATCTTCTTAGGGATTTTCAATTCATCATTGGTGATATCCACAATGTCTTTGATAGCATCGTTATTGGATTGATTGCGTTGCATATGTAACACAACCTCATCAACATAACCTTTAAGTTTTTTAAGTTGGTCTTCATCAAAAGAACCAAACAATGTATTTACTTTAGTCATATTATTCTCCGAAAGATAGGTCAGACTCTTTTGCTTCAATAGCAATCCAGTATTCCATATCTTCTTTGGTGTTTTTAAAGTAAGACAAACCTTTTGCAGAGATTTGTACTTCATAAGAACCAGAAATCATTTTAAAGTTCTCTGTGAGGAACAAGGCTCTGAATTTCTTACCATTGCCATCAGCAATTTCTGTTGAATCGGTGTGTGCTGAGTTGTCTTTTGCATCACAGGTTGTGATAGAAATCTTTTCACCATCAGACATGATGGCAATGTTAGGTGATTGTAGGATGCTTGCAGTCTTTAGGATAGAAGCAAGTTCTTCTTCTTTCAATGTGAAAGCCACATCAACGGAAGGTAATGTCAACTCTTTATCTGGCGGAGTTACAATCATGCTCTTTGCAGTTTTGCGATAGTTTAGTTTCTTACGACCAACTTTAAAGATAACATGTTTGTCATCAAAATCAATCTCGCCATCTTTGTACAATGATTGTACAGACAAGAACTGGTTCAAGTCATAGATACAGAAATCCTGTGGGAAATCATCTTTAACTCCAGCCTTAGCTAAGACGGTCTTTGTTGCGGAAATAGTTGTCAATTTCTTACCAGTCTTAAACTCAATGCCAGGATTAATGTTGGCAAAGTTTTTAAGAACCGTTAAGGTCTCATTAGATAATTTCATTACGATACTCCTTGTTTCAATTCACTCATTATACTTGGACCATAAGAGGTTGTCAAGCATTTAATCATATTAATTTTTAAATCTTCTAGGGATTTGGTATTATCAATTTGATGGTCGATGTAACCACCAATCCAACGCCACTCAGATTCATGTACACCAGATTGTTTCAACATAAATTCTTCCGCTTTCCAGTCACCACGATTTGCTTTTGAGGCAATTTCATACCAATGCGGTATAACACCACGTTGTATCTCAATTAAGATGCCATTTTGTTTGTGTACAAAATCAATTTCATTTTGAAATCTTACATCAGTAATAACAAAATTTTGATTTGCATTTTTCTTCATGTAGTTTTTAAGTTTGATAACCCAAAAATCTTGGTGAAACACATCACGACCAACCTCAGTACCCATCAACTGTAGTGCAAGTCTTGGTGTAAATTCACGGCCAAATTCTTCTGACCAAAACTTATCTGGTTGTTCACGCCATTGTCTGGACTGTTCAGTATCACCTTCTAACAAATGTCGAGGCCAACCAAACATTTCCGAGGCAACATCCTTAACACCTTTAGCAAAACTAACGGGAGTAAAACCAAGGTCTTTAAGAATGTCACCGGCAGTACCTTTACCTGAACCAATGAATCCAAGTAAACCAACAATCATCACATTTCTCCAACGAAATTTGCTACTGCTGGCATATCACCTTTGAAGTGATAGGTACCGATATGGTCTGCTCGCATCCAAGGACACAACCAAATAGAACCACCAATCTTGCGCCACAACTGACAGAACATATAATCTTCTGACAAGTAACGGTCTGAACCACCACCTGTTGGAGAGTCTATAGTATCAATTAATGTATCAAAGTATGCATGAATGTACCGTGAACCATCAAAGTTGGCTTGGCCAACGTGGTCAGGTTTGTAACGTAGATGAGGGAACGCTTCTGCAAATTTAGGAAATACTTCACGTTTAACCATCATAAAACCGGTACCGATTTCCAAAACTTCAAGTGGATCAGAAACACTAAATTTGTCTGTACCTTTTACTGGATTAAAAACATAATCACCAGTAACTTTTTCCAAGTCGGTTGCTTCCATGGCCGGATTTTTAGTTAGTGCTTTCTTAACAGAGGACCATTTGATGGCCTTCTTAGGATAAGGACCACCAATAACATCCTTGTCTAAGGCCAATAAGGCAATAACATCTTGTGGATTAAAATGTACGTCAGCGTCAATGAACAACATATGTGTACAATCTGAACGGTGCAAGAATTCATCCACAAGATAATTTCTAGCACGGGTAATTAAAGACTCATTGAAAAGAAATGAAAATTTCACTTGGACACCATACTGCATACAGATGGCCTGTAAA